GTTTATGCAAAAGAAACAAAACCTAGAGAAGGTATGTATTGTGGTATTGCTGAAAAGTACGTTACACCTGATATTAATAAAAATAATATACTCAATGAATATACCGTTAAAATTTAAAATGTAACCTTTACAGAATTCTTTCCCTTTTGTTTATATTCCTTGGTAACATTAACCAATAGATCAGAAATAGTTTCAATAACTGGGTTATTTTGATCTTCTATGTATAAACTTGGAACAAATTCAACTTCATTTACAAAGAGAGTAAATTTTGCAGATTCTAAACCAGAACCTAAATCTATTCGTGTTAAAATTGGATACTTACTTGCAAGATCTATTTTTGGCAGAGAATCCATAACCTTACGAGCAAGTTCCATTGCATATTTCCATTTATCGTTTGGTATTTCATATTTTCCACCTTCCTGAACGGGTAATTCTACATCATCGGACGTTGTAATTATGGAATACATATATTTTCCATTTATAAAGTATGTTCGTATTTCCGGATTTGATTTATCAAAACCTTTTATATATTCTTGAACAACTATACTTTTATATTTAGGAATGTTCTTTGAAAAATATCGAAGAAGATGTTTTTCTTGACACCCTAAACCATTTTTCTTACATGCTATAAATTTAGAAAAATCTTTTGATTCTTGTCCATAAACGGGTTTTGCAATTATCGATTCCCACTTATTATGTTTTACTTTATTGATTAAATTTGAGATGTACAATTTTGGATTTCTTATATACCATTTTTCTTTTGTAATACAATGTGTTGGTGCAACTGGTAAACCTTTTGCACCGAGATATTTATAATATATACATTTATTATTGATAAATTTTTGATAATTATAAGGTGGATATACATTATTACTATTTTTAAGTGCTAATTTAAATTTATGAAAGTTGTCTTTTTTAGTTAAATGAAATGCTTCTAAAAGATCGTATATAATTATAAAAACAAGATCATTCATTTTAAAACGACGAGTTGAAATTTCATCAGGTGTTATATAATCTACTTTTATACTTGGAAATTTATCTTCTATATACAATCCAATAGCAACATCTGCTGGAACATACTTAGTTCCTTTTTTTAAAACAACATAGTTTTTATACCTACTGTTATCAGCAAGTTTTAACCAAGGTTTACTATCTATTGAAAGTAACTCATCTTTCTTTTTCTCTGCATTTTTATAATTTAAAACTATACCAATTTTTAAAACAGTGTCACTCATTTTTTGCACTATTAATAAGAACTTTTATTTTTTTTTAATTAAAAGTTAAATTAAGTATTTATTTTATTTCGTAAGAAATAATACATTAAAATAAATAAATATCTTAATGGTGTTGGTATGGACCAAATTAGTTTAATAATAATTTTAAGATCCTTATTCATATTTTCCTTAATTAATGCAGGTTGGACTATCAAAAAATGTAAAAATTCAAAAAATACGTATCAAATGTATAAAAGTAAACTTAATTAAAATTAATTAAAGAATTATAATTAAATAATTACAATACATAAGAATGGGTGGAGGTTTAGTACAACTTGCTGCTTACGGGTCCCAGGATGTTTATCTTACTTCTAACCCTCAAGTAACATATTTTAAAGCAGTATATCATAGGTATACAAATTTTTCTATGGAATCCATTGTACAACTTATCGATGGTAATATTAATTTTGGAGGTAATATTACGATTGTTATTGCTAGAAATGGAGATTTATTAGGAAATATACTTATTGATGCTTATTTACCCGATCCAAATAATTATATTCTTGATCCAACTATATATGATTATTATGGATACATTCAAGGTGTTGGAAATTACCTTATTAAAAACGTTACTATTGAAATTGGTGGACAGCAAATGGATGAACAATATGGACAATGGATGGATATCTGGTCTGAACTTAGTCTTAACGGTTCTCAAGTTCAAGGATATGGAACAATGGTTGGAAAGAATTATAATCAATCAATTTGGCAACCATATGATATAACGTATGAACCAGGAAATTTAGTTCAAATTCCTTTACAATTTTGGTTTTGCCGTAATCCAGGATTGGCAATTCCATTAATTGCTTTACAGTTTGCTGAAGTAAAACTTAAAATAACATTTGAGACATTTCAAAATCTCGTTGTTGCTGTTAAGAATGGACAATATATTTCACCAATATTTAATGGACAATTGCCTCAACTTAATATCTATAATAATTTCAAAATTTGGAACAATTATTATTTTCTAGACACATCGGAACGTAGAAAATTTGCACAAAACCCACATGAATATCTTATTGAACAAATACAGTCACAAGCAGGTAATGTACAATCATTAACACAGGAAAATAATATTAGAATAAATTTAAATCATCCTGTAAAAGAACTTATTTGGGTTTTTAATAGAAATGGAACACATGCACAAACCAATGATTTTTCTATAGGAACGAATATTATTCCTAATGGAACACCTTCTCAATTTGCACCAATGTATAATTTTAGACTTATGTTAAATGGAACAGACCGTTTTAAAGAACGTAAGGGAGAATATTTTAGACTTTCACAAAATTATACATACCATACTCGCATTCCTGGTAATTATATTTATACATATTCATTTGCATTACGCCCTGAAGAACACCAACCTTCAGGTACTTGTAACTTTTCACGTATAGATACTGCACAATTTTGGTTTTATTTACGCAATACAACAACATTTCCTGGAAACCAAGATTCCCTTCCTTTAGAAAATTATTCAGAATTACCTGCTTATACATTATATGCACCTGGATATAACATATTACGTGTTATGGGGGGTATGGCAGGACTTGCTTATTCAAATTAGACATATTGTGCTTAATATGTATATCATGACCTTTTAACAAGAAGATGAATTTAAAAATAATTTAAATGATAATTGGAAAAACTGTGATAAATATCCAAATATTTATTTTGATCGTAATACTGATAAAATATTTAATATTGAAACTGGAAAGTATATGACTAATATTCGTTCTTTTAGAAATATGACTGGTAAAAATGCAATTGATATTAAATGGGAAATATTTAATGGAGCTATACCAAAAAATAAAATAGTTAAAATTAAAAAAGATTATGATTCTATAGAATTAGATAATTTAGAATGTATTTATATTAATTGTGAAAAATGTAATAAAATAATTGAAAATCCTGATATTTTAAGTAGATATTGTTCTAAAAAATGTCAAATAAGTGTTAAAGTAATAAAAGAACGTTCACTTAGACATAATAATATAAATAATTATTTAAGTAATAAATATAGTATTCAAAAAAATACAAATAAAGAAATTGATTATGATCTTGATCATTTGATTTCTTTAGGAACAAATTGTTTTTATTGTGATGTTCAATGTAGTTTTGGAAACGATGAATATAAATGTGATACTTTAACATTTGATAGAAAAAATAGTGATATAAGTTATATAAAAGATAATGTTGTTCAATGTTGTTGGTTTTGTAATGTTATGAAAAATATAACTTTATATGACGATTGGATGCAATTTATAAATTTTGTTAAAGATCCTGAAATTACTGTATTAGATTTAAGTGATAAAAAATTTTATACGGAACCAAAAAAATTAAATATATGTAATGTTTATGGAGAACTAAAACGCCAATCACCTAAATATTATTCTGAAGATAAAAGTGCAAGGAATATATTTTTAAATTTAGTTAAAGAACAAGATTATAAGGATTCTATTTTTTATTTTTTTCCAATAATTTATCTTGAACGTAATTGTTTATGGAATATGAGCATTGATGCAATTGATAGTACTTTACCTAAAGATGAGAAACATCGTCCATATAATATTCAAATAATACCTAAAATATTTAATTATGGAAAACATGTTCATACTCAAGAAGAATTTCTTAAGGAATGGAATAAACGTGGATTTAAAACGGATTTTTCAAAATGCACCATTAAATTACCAAATAATTATTACAAAGAATCATGTTTTAATAAAATAATAACAAATTAAAAATTAAAATTTAGTAAAGAAATACAAAAAAATAAGATTTATTAAAGAAAATACAAAAAAATTAAGTTAATTAATTTAATTTTTTTCGGATTTTTTCAAAAAAATAAAATAGTATTAAAAAGTACAAAACACACACTTACTAACTAAAAATGGGAGGAGGTCTTATGCAATTAGTTGCTTACGGTGCACAAGATATCTACCTTACAGGACAACCCCAAATTACTTTCTTCAAGAGCGTTTACCGCCGCCACACCAACTTTGCCGTTGAGTCTATCCAACAGACTATCAATGGTTCTATCAGTGCTGGTTCCCGCGTGTCTGTGACTATCTCCCGTAACGGAGATCTTCTCAAGAATCTTTGGATTCAATACAACCCCAGTGCCCTTGTTACTGCCAATGCCCAGGCACTTGCATCTGACATTTCCCATGCTCTCCTCCAATACCTTGAAATTGAAATTGGAGGTCAACTCATCGATCGTCACTATGGAACCTGGTTAACCGTATGGCGCGATCTCGTTGAGTGCAACCCCACCGGTGCTCAGGGTGAACTTGGATCCAATGGTATTGAACCTGCACCTAACGGTGGATCTGGTGCCGTTGACACCAACCCCTCCACCAAGTACCAACGCCTTACATACACTCACCAGGCAGGTGCTGCAACCACCACCAGTGCTGCTCCCAGTGAAGTGTATATCCCCATGCGTTTCTGGTTCTGCCGCAACCCCGGTCTTGCCATCCCTCTTATTGCTCTCCAGTACCACGATGTCAAGTTTAACATTACTTTCAACAACACCAGCAGTTGGTGCTACTCATCCGGTAGCAATGCCACCACCGGTCTCTCTGGTGCTTGCAACCTTACCGTGTATGCTGATTACGTGTACCTTGACACTACCGAGCGTCGCCAGTTTGCCCAGAATGCCCACGAGTACCTTATTGATCAACTCCAAACCCAACAGGAGGCATCATCTGGTACTTCTACCACCAACACCATCCGCCTTAACTTCAATCACCCCGTTAAGGAACTCATCTGGGTTGGAGCACCTGAAGCACTTGTTGCCCCTGGTTCTTCTTGGGATAACATTAGCGGTGCTGCTACACCTTCCAGCATTGTTAATACCCTTGCCAATGGTGGAAGCAGCACATTCAACGGTGCTACCACTCCTCTTCAGTGCAAGATCATCCTTAACGGTACCGATCGTTTCACCCAACGGAATCTTAAGTACTTCACCCGTAACCAGATCTATGAAGCACACTCTGGATTCGGTGCCACTGGAGTTGCTGATTCTATTGCTGTATATTCTTTTGCTCTCCGTCCCGAGGAGCACCAACCTTCCGGAACATGTAACTTCTCCCGTATTGACACTGCCCAACTTTATTTCTCAGGTGATTACGTGAATGCTCTTTACATTTATGCCGTGAACTACAACGTTCTCCGTATTATGTCCGGTATGGGAGGTCTTGCTTACAGCAATTAAGTTGCTTTTTTATTATTTTTTTATTATTTTTTTATTATTTTTTTATTGTATAAAAAAAAAGAATTTCATGTAATCTACTTGTAAAAATCAAGGAATTAAATTATTTACCATCTTTTGTGTATGTGTTTATGGTAAATAGTATTAAGTAAAACGAAGGAGTCTTTTGATAAATTAAAGATTTCCATGACGGGTAGATTAAAGTTTTTATAAATTTATTCATTTGTAATCATGTATTACAAAAAAATAATTTTATCAATTTTATCAAAAATAAAATAAAGGTTCTATATATACAATGACAACAATTGATCTTTCATTTATTCGATCAAATCCGCTTTATGTTGTTATTGCATTTCTTGTATTTTATTATATTATAGCAAAACCATTTTTTGATTGGAGTTTTCTAAAATCAATTCTTATATTTTTAGTACTTTATATACTTTATAAAAGGTTTGGAAATGATATGTTAAGTAAATTTAAAAAACCATCAAGTAGTTATGGAAGTCGGAGAAGGTAAATAAACACGGTATTTTGTATAAATACTCTTTAAAATACTATTATCCCCATTTGCCATTATACTTTCACGATAATATGGAAACGGTATACTTTCTAAATTTACATCCTTTGAAAGACGGGTATATTTTTTAATATATTGATCAAAATCACATGATTCAAAATGTTTAACAATCATAGTAACTTTAATATCTTCCAAATCACTTACAAATCTATGAGGTCCAGCACAATGTACATTTTTTGCAGAAATTCGTGCACCACCCTTTCCATTTACATAACTTACACACCCTGAATCTGAATCTCCACAATTTTTAAAGTGTTGTGCTTCAAAACAATTATTTTCACTAGTTGGTATATCTTTATAAACTGCTTCATAATTCTGCATCCAAAATGTACCAACAGAATCTGGTAAATTTCTAATTTCATCAAGATTTCCTTCAAGTATTTCATCAGAATCTATATGTATTAAAAAGGTGTTTTTACACATTTTTAATACTTTATTAACAGTTGTATTTTGTCTATCTTGAAGTGAACTATATTGGTTTTTATCATTTGAAGCATCTGCAACCATCAATGTAACATCTGGTTGGGATTGTAAATATTTTATTAATTCAGGTGTATTTTCCAAGCGAATATAAAAATGAGAAATACCTAGATCACGGTGTATTTTTAACCAAGTTTCTACATTTTTAGGTTTATACATCAAGGTTATAAGCGCAACTGTACCTTTCAAAATTGAAGAATTTGTACCTTTATTCATTTGACCAAATAAACTTGTTTTACTTTTATGTATTAAAAGTAAAAGTATTATTATTATTATTATTATTATCATAAAATAAAATACTTTCTTTTACTAAGAAAAAGTATTTTATTTTTATAAAAAATGGCAACTCCATTACCACCTTCAATGTATTATCCAATAAAATCTTTAAATGATAATGATACCACCAATACTAAGAATATTATTGATACTAACACTAAGAATGTTAAAATTGATACTATCAATTTACCACTTATAAATAAAAAAGTAACTGGTATAAATATAGCAACACTACCTGTTGAAAATGGTTTTATAACTATACATATTAATGCAATTACGGGTCCAAATGGAAGTATAAATATTACAAAACCAGGATCCGGTACACCAATGAGTTTCAATGGTTTAATAAATAATAAAATTACATTAGGAGCAGACCCATTTAATAAAATTCCTTTTATTGGAAAAGAAAGTATAACAGTTCTTTTAAATACACCCTTTAATGAAAATATACTTATTAACGAATTATCCTACAATATAGTAAATCCAATAAATTATAAAAAAGTTGCAATTATATTTTTAACAGTTTATTTTATTGTAACTATTTTAATGTAAAATTAATTTCTTTGTTAAAAGTACTAATACTTAAAAAATCAATTAAAAATGGGAGTAGCCCAAGGTTCTCAACAAGGTTTAGGATATACTTATAATGCAGTAAATTCTAAAGCATCGCAAAATATTCAAGCATTAAATCAAATTCTTTCAGTTCATCAAAAAGATTTTTGTAAAAAGTACAAAGATACATATATACAACTTTTAAATACAACAGATGCAGTTAATATGTTTAAATCTTTACAATTAAATGTAAAAGATGTACCCCAAATTATAAATATGATGACCAAAGGTCAAGCAATAACAACTACAAAAGGAACATTTTCTTTACCAATGTTAGTTGGTAAACTAACATCCGATCCAAATATGAAAAAACAGTATACAGATGCATTAGTAAATTTTATTAATGTTGTTCTAAAAAATTCAGTTTCTAAATCAGGTGTGATCGATGGAGGCATGATCAGACATGAAATAATTGACGTTATAAATTCATTTTGTGTTACAATATCTCATCAACCAGCAACATCTAAGAGTAAATCTAAGTTTGGTAAAATGGGTCATACCATGATGTATAGTATTATAGCAGCTGTTGTTATTTTACTTTTAGTTGTTGGATTTATTATTTATAAGAAGAAAAAGTCTGGTTTTGGTAAACGAAAATTCAGAAGATAAATAAAATTACTTTATTGGAAAGAATGATCTGATGTCATGATTATTTTCTTTAATTCTTTTTGAATTATGAACACTCGCTTGTTCTTCTTTTTTTGCCTTTATTAAACTTGGTCTATTAAACATTTCATTACATTTTAATTCCCCCAAAAGAATATCAAATATTGTTTTGAGTGGATTTTTTAACTGATGTTCAAAGTAATAAAGTGCATCTATAGGTACATTATTTTCTTCAACATATACCGGGTCTTCGACTTTTTTCCAACTAAGTGCTTTTGGATCTCTAATATTAACATAAACAAATGGAACACGATCACCTGGTTTAGGTGCACTACCTTCATCACGTAATTTCATTTTCTGTACAAGTTGATAATGAGCAATTGTTTCAGGACGAGCATAATCGTTTCGTAAATTTTTAGAAATAATTAATTTTTTTATTGGTACTTCTCCATTTAATAAACGATCGATATGTACTTCTGCTTGTAAACGACCATCTTCTAAATTATTTCCAAACATAATTGGAGATAATACAGCATCTAATGTTTCTTTTACATAGGGACAGTTGTCTCTACGAACTAATTCAACACCCTTTGCTTCAATTTCTCCATTATGATGTTTAGGATCAGTCCATTCAACGTACATATAACGCTTCTTAGCAACCAAAATTAACGGAAACATAAATTTTTCAAACTCGAGTTCAATTGGTTTGCGAAACGTTTTTGAAATTTCCGATGCAGCAAAAATTGCTTTTTTAAATAATGTTGTTAATGTTCCATCTTCATCAACTGGTTCTGGAAAAATTACATAACATGAATCAGTATTTTTAACTATCATTTGACCAATTCCTGCTTGAAATGTTCCATCATCTGTTTCAATATCATAAACATAATCATTTTGTGTATTTGGTACACTTGGTATTTCAGTAATACTAACAATATTATGAAATGAATTAATTTTAGAATTATCATCTAAATTCTTATAATAAGAAATATAATAATATGATTTATGATATGACACACCAACACCATATCCAAGATATCTACCAATTATATATAATTTATTTGCTTCAAGTTTAGTATCAACTGCTATTTTCATAGAACCTTTTTGTGTATCATTAAGATATTTTATAAGATGCATCTCTTTACTTGAAAATGAACAATTTATATATTCCGGATAACTATGAAATAATAAAGAATCTACCAATGCATCTTTTGGTTTAATTTGTTCTAAATTTTCAGTTAATAAACTATGATCTTCTGTTACATCAACTATACCAGTTGGTGTAATTACACGGTACATTTTTTTATTACAACGGTGGCGAATAATTTTACGAATTTGTTTCCATCCATGTGCTGTCCAGGAATCTAATTTAGTATCAATTTCAACCTTTTCTTTTTCAGTTAAACCAGGTTCATCTGATTTAAATTCCGGATATTCCGATTTAGAATATTTATTAAACAGACTTTCAATCGTTACCGTTTCCATATTCTTTCCTTGTTTTTTAATTAATATGGGTGTATCGGCACTAACACTGTCTCCATAAACTATTTCACATTGAAAATGGTTTTTTGCATAATCTTGTGTTTGTTGAATCATATCACGTCCACATCCTGTAACTGCTTGTGAAATTTCTAAACAAGGTAATGCTCCAACCGTTGCACCGGTAAATCCATAAATACTGTTCATACTTACTTTAATTGCCAATTGTTTAGCATTTAAAACAGTTTTTATAAATGGGTCCGTTTCTGCATTCATTTCTTTCTTTGTACTTTTACGATTTTTCCATAAACTTTGAAGAATACCTGAAAGAACACCTTGTTGATTCTGAACAAAAGTTACCGATAAAGTGTCATTACATTTTATTGTACTATACTCAAAACCCGGTACATTATTAAAATTTTGATCAAGAACAACTGTACTATAACACATATTATGAGCAATCATAATACTAGGATATAAACTTGCAAAATCTAATCCAGCAACTGGACGTGTATAATAACCAGTATGTGCTTCAAGTACAGTTGCTCCTTGAAATTTAACCCTATTTTCATTATTTTCTTCACGTGGTAGTACAGGTATAAGATACCCCATTTTACGGGTTTCATATGCAATTTGACTAAATACTTTAATAGATTGCCCACGTGTTATAAGATATTCTAAAGGAACACGTGTTACTTTTGCCATTTCAATATGATTTTCTAAAACAGCAAATTTCTCAAAAAGAAGTAAACACAAATTTGTGTCCTGTACACAATATTTTCCAACACGTGTACGTTTTTCACGAGTACCTGTTGGTGACCATGCTTCAAAAATTTCTTTTGGTGAAACATCATCTTTCCCTTGTTTTAAAAAGTGTTCACCAACATTGTTTAATTTATAACTTTCTAATTTAAAATCTTTTTTAATAACCTGTAAAAGATCAATATGGGTTCTTCCAATTAAATGTGTCATTTTCCAATCATTAAATCCTGATTGTTGGTTATTTAATATTTTTTTTTTAATTTCTGTAAAGTGGTTAATTTTTGATTGATAATTAAATTGTTCTTCAATGCCAAGTACTTTAGAACGTTCGAAAAGAAATCCATTGTCAAATCCAAATATATTATAACCAACAATGATATCTGGATCAGTTTCATTTATAAACTGTGCATAACTTAATAACAATTTTTTCTCAGATGAATATTGTAAAACAATGGTATCTTCTATAGAATCAATTGTTCCCAAATTGAAAAGATACTTTTTTGTTTCCTTTGTAATGATATCTTTGATAATACAACAAATTTGAGTAACACGGTCATTTTTCTTTAATGCATTAGGAAATGATCCATCTTCACTACATGCTTCAATATCAAAATATAAGATTCTTGCATTACTTAAGCGAACTGAATATTCAGGGTAATCAAAAATATCTTTCCAATGACACTCATAAAAATTTTCACCAACTGAATAATTTGTTATATGAATCCAACCCGCACTTAAAATATCACGAAGATGCATAAAACGAAGAATTGGATCAATATTTGATTCATATAATGGAAAATAAAATTCTTTTCCAGATATAAGAATACCCTTTTGTAAACGATAACTCATAAATTTCATTGATTTTAAATTATAAAATGATATTTTCAGAAATTTTCTTATTTTATTATTTTCAAATCCATAATACCGTTTTCTTTCAAGAAACTTTATATCTTGGATTCCACGAAGATGTTCTCTCATAGCATAAATACATGTACTATCCCACTGAGTTGGAACTTCTATAAAGAAAAATGGATAATATCCATTTATTTGAAGACGGACTGGTTTATTATTAGTATTAACACCAAATGCATATATTTTATAAACACTTAATTCAGTTTGATCATCGATAATATCTGAATTATACCATTCAAGTGTTTGAAATATAAGTGGGTTTGAGTTATTTGGATACTCTTCTGGACGTATTTCCCAATTCATTTTTTAAGCACCTTTTAATTATTTAACGTACACAACTTTAAATGGATTTTTTTTCAAAATAAAATAAATACTTAAATTAAGATTAATGAAAAGAAATTCAAAACAGTTATTATATACAGGTGTTATAGTAGTTGTTGGTTACCTCTTTTATAAATTTGTTTATGATGGAACTACAAAGATAAAAAGCAATATAGATAATAATTATTACAAAGTTCGAAGGGGGGGTGAAAAACAAATAAAGGCAGATATTTTAGCAGTTCTAAACGGAAAATTTAAACTTATTGTAAATGGTCTTCAGAACGACCCACACTATAAAAATAATGATTCTGTTCAAAGACTTATAAAAAATTGGAGTTCAGGTGTAAGTATGAAAGAAATTGGAAACATGGAAAGTGATGCTGCTTATGTTATTAATAAAAAGAATATGTCATTTTGTTTACAAAAAACAAAGAATGAAATTATATTAGAAGATTTAAATTTAATAACATATGTAGGTATCCATGAATTATCACATATAATGTCTATTGAAACAGGTCATGGTCCCGAATTTATTTCAAATTTTGAATTTTTATTAAATTATGCAAAGGAAATAGTTTATTATGATCCAATATTGAAACGACAACTTCCACTTTATATTCAATTAAATAAACTTAATACATCGGACAGTTATTGCGGTGTAAGTTTAGAAAATTCTGTAAAATAAAAACATTTTAATTAATTTTATTTAAATTTAAAATAAAAATATTATCTTTAATTATAACTATTTAAATTAATTACATGTTTTTTTCATTTGGTAAAAAGAAAAAGAAGGTTCATTCGGTTAAACGTAAAAGTTCTCGTAAACCACCTGCTCGTTTAATTAAAATGTGTAAACGGTATCGTATTAAAGTAACTAAAAAGGTTGGTAAAAAGCGTGTTTACAAATCTGTTACAGTTCTTAAGAAACAACTTCGTAGAAAAAAGAAAAATAATAAAAAAACAGTTCGTCGCGTTGTTAAAAGAAGAAAATCATCTGTACGAAGACGGTTCCGTTTTGGTGATGCTGCAACTTTTACACCTGCATCAAATTATGGATATAACCAAACTGTTCAACAAGCACCTGGTATTCTTTCTCAATCATCACAGGTTGTAACTTCCGATAATAATATTAATAGACCTCCAGGATTTGGAGTTGATCCATCAACAACACCTATTTATGGTGTATACAGACCATTTTTTACTGAAAATGTTCCAACAACCGTCGGTCCCTCATGGAACTTTATGGGACAACCCGATGGATCCCTTTATCCTGTAGGAGGACCATTTAATAAGTTTAGTTCATTTGGTAAACGTAAAGTTCGTAAAATGTGACTATATTAGATTTGGTAAATTTCGTTCAATGTTTGGTAAATTTCGTTAAATGTTTGGTACAAGATTTAAAAAAGTAGAGGAAGTCTATACTATATTTAAACAAATAAATCCTAAGTTAGATGATAAAAAATTAAGGGATGGTTTAGAAAAAATAAATAAGGTTGAAATGACTAAAATAATAAATTCATCAAAAAAATCTGAAAATATAGATAAAAAAGCATATTATGAGATAATACTATGTATTAAAAGATATTTTATGAATATATATAAAAATAAAAATGAATTTGAAATGTGTTGCTTCAACGTAGCAAAACAACAAGAAAAATTAAAAGGTACAAATTTTCCAAATTTGAAAGGTACAAATTCTTCAATTTTGAAAGGTACAAATTCTTCAATTTTGAAAGGTACAAAATTTGGTAGATCAGCTGTAAGCGATTATATATTTATTTCAGCACTATCATCACTTCTTTATGGTTTATTCAATGTTGTTCTTAGTTTACTTGATTAAAAATCAAGTTGTTTCAATTGTTTGAGAACCGATTTACTTAGTTTTTTAGGATAAATAATATTAAATAAAAGTACAATTCCATTTGGAATAGAGTACCCATCATTTTTTTTTATTATACCATTTGAAATAACAGTATGCTCAAAATCAAAAGGATCTTTAAAGGTTTTTTTAAAACCCGTTAATGACTCTTTTAAAGTTACATTATAATTGTAATATAATTTAGTATCATGGACAAAATAATTTTTATCAGTAAGTTCAAGATTTACAATTGTATTTTCAAGAACAATTGTTTGAAGACTCTCTTTTGGAATATCTATATTTACCTTTCTATACTTTGTTATAAAACCTGAAGTACATGTACCACAATAAATTATACCAGATCCAGAACATTCTTCACATGTCATAAAAGAAAACCCTCTACAACGATGACAAAATAATGGTTCACAACCACAATTTATTTTATAATATTGATCAATTTCTTTTGTTACACCTTCAAGAAATTCTTTTGGAGTTATATTAATTGTTATTTCTTTTTTAAATCCAAAAAAAGTATTTGTTTGTTTTGCAAAGACACGATGTAAATTTGGAGATATAAATGTTCTAAAAATATCATTTAAATTTATTACATTTTTTTCAGTTTGTTGTTTTGATTCTGTTTCATTTTTTGATGAAGATGTTATATATTCATATGCCTGTGTTATATCTATAAAATCATTTTTATCACCACCTTTATCGGGATGATGTTTCAAACTTAAACGATGATAATTTTGTTTTACCTGCTCTGCTGTAAAAGTAGAATCAAGATCAAGTATCTTTTTTGCTTTATCAAAATCCATTACATTAATAACAATAATTATTAATCTAAGACATTTTTTACGAAATTTGTGTTTACCTTTTTTTACCAAATAAAAAATCAAACATAGTGTATATTAAAATAGTATATTTTTTTTAAACAATTTTTTATTTAAACTTTAAACCCAAACAGGGAAACACGACGACGTTTACCAAAGAGGGTGTAACGACGACGGGTTCTACGAACTGATTTCTTTTTGCGGTGAACTGATTTCTTTTTGCGGTGAAGTTGTTTCTTTCTACGAAGTTGTTTCTTAAGAACAGATGTTTTCTTATAAACACGGCGAGATCCAACCTTCTTGGTGCATTTAATACCATGTTTCTTGCACATACGAATAAGTGCCTTTGCCGGTTTCTTTACTTTACGACCACCCTTGCGAGCACCTTTACGGGAACCCTTACGACGTCTACCAAAATACATCTTATTTTCTTGACCACATGAAGAAGCACCAAAATACATCTTATTTTCATTATGCATACCAAATTGAGGAATACGTTTACCGAAGTAGCGACGACCAAAGAGAGAACGGCGTGAACCATATCGAAGGTATCGTCCAAAGGCAGAACTACCTGCCATATCAGGTGGTGGTGGCATAATTGCTTTTTGTTTTTTACCAAAGTTAAAATACATTGTTGATTTAAAAATAAAAGATATACTTAATTAAAATATTTTATTTTTGAACGAAAATAAAAATTAAATTTTAATTAATTTGTTTAAATTTTTTTAAAGTTAAAAATGCAGCAGTTTGTTCTGCTTGTTTTTTACTTTTACCAGACCCCTCACAATAAAGTATTCCATTAATAAGAACAGCAACTGTAAAAATTCTATTATGAGGTGGTCCATCTGTACTTATAACTGTATACTCAGGTGTACTTGGTTTTATTTTATCATGCTGTGCATATCGTAAAAGTATATCCTTATAATTATCTTCTACAAGAATTTCATTAAAATCAAGAGAATCTATAATATTTAAAACAAAAGAATTAACGGCATCAAACCCGATATCATTAAAAATTGCTGCTAGTAATGCTTCAAAAGCATCCTCTAATATTTTTTGAGATTCACGTCCCTTAATATTTTCAACATGATTGCTCATCAAAATATACTTTCCTAAATTAATTGTTTTTGCTAATTTTGCAAGTTGTGTTCCATTTACTAATTTTGTTTTTATACGTGTAAGGAAACCTTCATCCTGGTCTGGATATTTATGGAAAAGATAATTTGCAACAATTAAACTTAAAACAGAATCTCCTAAAAATTCCAAACGTTCATTATGTTGAATAAGATATTCTTGAATATTGTCACCTTTATATTTTTTTACTGCTTTATGTATACTTTTATGAACAAGTGCTCGTTGATAATGAGAAATATTTTTAACTTTCATTTTAAGCATACTTTGAATATCCTCACGTGTAACATGGGGTATTGAAAAATCATGTGTTGCAAGATCATCTTCAATTTGTTTTAAAATAATTAATTCTTTTGTTGAAATTGAATCATATGTTTTTTTTTCACTTTCTTTATCACAAATAATGAATTCTTCCTCACTTTCACTTTCAGAAGAAGCGATCATTATTATTTGTGATAAATAAAGTTATTACTTTTAAAATAGTTTAATTTCTTAAATTACTTTATAATTTTAAAAATAAAATAAAATTAAATTATAATAATCGAGTAATACTAAGAGAGAAAAATATGAACCTTGGTTTACAAGAAAAATCTTATTTTTTACAAAATAAAAAGATTCAAGATACAATAGTAAAAAATATTATTACAAAATACATAAATAAAAAATTTAGAAACCCCATTAAACAAAGAACCTTTTTAATAAATTGTATCGGTTCATCTGGATACATTATCGAAAAAAATGAATTAAATGACTTAAATGATGACTCCGATGAAGATTATGAAGATCTTTATCAACATATGATGGGTGGTACTAGTAATAATAGTACAAATTCTTCAATTTTGAAAGGTACAAATTCTTCAATTTTGAAAGGTACAAATTCTTCAATTTTGAAAGGTACAAATTCTTCAATTTTGAAAGGTACAAATTCTTCAATTTTGAAAGGTA